TAAAAATGTCCTTTTTTAAAAATCTGAAAAACTTTTCTCACAAATTTTTTTCAGTTCTAGACAAACATGAAAATTATTTTTTGAAATTGTGACCATTATCTAGGAAAATCGATATTTCAGTAAAAATCCCAAAAGTGGGAACTTTTTAGAAAATCGGAGTAAAAAATGATGTTTTTTGAATATTCATAAAAAAATGTCCATTTTCAAAAAAACCCCATTTTTTTTTATCAATTTTTTTGTCAAACGATAAATAAAAAATTTCAAATATTTTTTCAAAAAATGTTATGATGTATCATAATAAAAATAATACATGGTACATTTATAGTAAGTAAACAAATGTAAAATTTTAGATCTTTTTTAATAAATAAAAAATAAAAAATAATAGTATAATTTATATGAAATTAATGAACTCTGTCAAGAAAACAATTGATGTAATTAGAAAAAATTTTATCTTAGTCTGTGGTATATCATTATTATTAATACTTTTTATACTACAACGGTCAACAAAGGTAATAGAAGGTCATAATATAGGTGAATCACACACACATGATAATGGAATGGTTCACGAAGGTCCGATGGGTGAAAAAGGTGAATCTGGTCCTCGTGGTGATTTAGGAATGAGAGGAAAGAGAGGTCCTCAAGGAGTTTCAGGTGGTATAGGTAGTCAAGGACCACCTGGAGAAAAAGGAGAGAGAGGAGAACGTGGAATGAGGGGATATAGAGGAAAAAGAGGATGGAGAGGACCTCAAGGACCATCAACATTTACAGAACGTGAAGAAGATTTAATACGTGATGCAGTACGAAATTCAGATACATTAACTCGTGGTTTAGCACAGACACAATCAGATGTAGCAGAAATAAAAAATGCACTAGCAGAAGATTATTCTCCCGAACCAATATTTACAGAAGAAAATACAGAGAAAATGTTAGTATCAGAAGTAGAAGACATACCAGCTGAAGAATTAATACCACAAGGCACAGAGGGTTTTTTCTCAAAAATATTTGGATTTTAATTTATTATATGAAAAAATTTTTTTTTTATTTATAATATATGAATTTATTAAACAGTTTTTATAATTTACTGGTACCAAAGAATAAATTATTAATTTTATTCATAATAGTAATATTATTATTAGCATTAGGACTAATATTTAGAGTTATAGATGAACGTGATAGTGATAGTGATAGTGATAGTGATAGTGATAGTGATGATTATGGAGAAATAGAAGGAATGGAAAATGCAGATGATGATCCAGTATTAGGAGATGCTTTAGAATTAAGAAAGAAAGAAGAGTCAATATTACCGAATGGACCAAGAGGAAAAACAGGAATAAGAGGAAAAAAAGGTGAACAAGGGATACAAGGTGAAAAAGGTGAGAAAGGTTCTAAGGGAAATCAAGGTGAACAAGGGATACAAGGTGAACAAGGTGAAAAGGGAAATCAAGGCGAAAAAGGCGAAAAAGGCGAAAAAGGTGAACAAGGTCCTGTGGGACCAGTAGACGAACGTGCATATAATATAGCTATGGATACAAAATCCGAACTAGCTGACTTAGAAGCTCGAGCAGCGGCAGCGGAAGCAACCGCGGCAGCAGCATTACAAAAAGCATCTATGCCCCCAAGACTACCAAGACCAAGTAGAAGAAGACGAAGAAGAAGGTGGTGGTCAGATAAAAGATTGAAAACAAATGTAAAACAATTAGGAATATCTGAAATGGGAATACCAATATATAGTTATAATTATATAGAAATTATGGATGGTATAGATGAGATAAATGTAGAAGAAACATACAAAGGTGTAATGGCACAGGATTTATTAGAATTAGGATATGATAATGCGGTATTGAAGATGTCAAATGGATATTATAGTGTAAATTATAATAAAATAGATGTAAATTTTGAAATATTATAAATAAAAATAATTTTATATATTATATGACAAAACTAGACAAAAAGGTATTACAAAATGTAATGAATTATAATAATTTAATAAAAGATAGAAACATGTTTATAATATTTGGACTGATAGTAGTACTAATAGTATCTGCGGTACTGAAGTTTTTTAATATTTTAGAAGGATTTGGTGATTTATCAAGTTCAAATATTGGTAAAGTAAATAATGACACACAGATAACAAAAGCTACATGGAATGGAATAAAGGAAGATGTATTTCGAAAAGATACACATGAAACACTCCAAAATGATTTAAAGGTACACTGGAAAGAATTGATAACAGAGAAAGAAGGATTACATTATGCTTTACATAAAGAGTTTCCTTATCCAGATGCAGTAAAGAAGTGTGTAATGGCACAAAGAGAGAAGGAGTATAGAAACCAACATAAAAAATGGGGTAAAAAAGAAATAAATAAGGAAAAAGAAGATTTAAAACATTACCAGCAGACATTACCTATAAGAAGTTTTATATTGTTGGCAAAATATAATAAGAATGGGTGTTTACATAAAATACCTGAATTAGAATTTATAAACAATTTGAATAATTATAATGTAGGTGTAAGAACAGTAAATAATAAACATTTAGAGTGTGAGGCAGGTAATAAAGAGTTGAGAGCCTTTGACATATCAGAAACGAATGGAGAGATGAAAAAAAGAAATCCTCATTATGTATCAGTAAAAGAATTAGAAAATGTAGCAGGATTTAAGTTTGTAGACAAACCATGTAATCCTTGTGAAGATATGAACAAATGTAGATTTGCATTAAATAATAAAATAAGTCCAGTAGCGAAATTATATTGGGGCATGGAAAGTGCATCAAATTCACAAATATTAAAGTAAACTGATTTGATAAATTATTTAATTTATTAAATCATTTGGGGTATGTAAATTAAGCTTCAATAACATTATCATTAAGAAGTTCATGTGTACGAATATCATTTTCATCAATATCAGATAAAGCTTCGATAACATCATCAACAAGAGGGGTTCGGTGCCATTTAGTCTTAAATTTTGTAACGTACTCAGTAATTCTATTGTTGATATTCTGTTTAATTCTGATCAATTCCTGTTCTTCTTCTTCCATCCTTTTTAATTCGATTTGTTCAAGTAATAATTTTTCCTGATTTTGTAACTGCATTTTTTTATTGGTTTCTTTTTCAAGTTCTTTTTTAGCTAATTCTTTAGCTTCAATATCGGGAGAGGATAATTTTTTTTCTTCTTCTTCGATTCTCCATGGGTGAATATCATGTTCAACTGAATTAAGTTCTCCTAAAATATCAGGTTTCCGTAAATAAACAGATGTCTTATTTTTTTTGCTAATTTCATCTTTAACTTTTTGTGCAATTTCTTTTTCCCGACCTTTTGGTGAGGTAGGTGTATCAGGTGGATTTATCTGTGCTTCAAGATCATAAAAATCTTTAATACTACTTCGTGGGTTTAGTTGTCTCCATTTAATTTCTCTATCTTTTTGTTCTTTTTTCCTTTTTCTTTTTTCAATATCTTTAGGGTCAGTAAAGCAGTCATAACATTTAAAGAATTTAACACAAGGCCGTAACCAAGGAGCAACACCATCACCACTTTCATCGCCATATAAAATTCGCTGTTTTCTTGATTTAAGTTCTTTTGAAATACGTATTTTATCTTCGTCAAATCTAAATGCGAATTCAGCAATAACGTTGTCTTCAATATTAGGACTAACCTCCATAAGTCTATCAAAAGTTTCTTTAAATTTAGTTAAACAAGTAATAGGAGGTTCTCTTTGACTAGGAACATCGCCGTGCTCTCTAGGGTCTTTAGCAAGTTCCATTTTAACATCTCTAACAAATTTATCCCAAGAAAGATTAGCAACACGATGGGATTCCAAGAGTTCGTTAACCTTTAAATATTGTGAAATAGTAGTAATAATACCAGCGATAAGATTAACAGAACCAATAATAATAACGGCAAGAGATTTTATATTTTCGGGGAATCTTTCTTGTGCAAAATTTGCTGTACCAGTAATAGTAGACATAATAATAACAGGTATAGTAAACCACATAGCTTTACGTCTATATAATGCGAACGAACGACCATGAAGCCATCGATAACATTGGGCTTTGTCTGCCCATTCAATTAATACTTTTTCATGTTGTGCATCCCATGGGGGTTGATTAGCTGGAGGACCTTTTGAAATAGTAGATAAATTATCATCATCTGTTGGTTTTATTTCGATTTCTTCACTCATATATTTATATGTTATAATTTATTTTATTTTTTTGTTTTTAATGTATATGGAGATTAAATTCGGAGAACGTAAAAAAGATTTTGAGCAAATATTAGAATTAATGAAATTAATAAAAAAATTATCAGTAAAAACAAAAAAGGCAATAGGAAAAATAAATGATTTGTATATTGGTCTTACAGAAAAAACAAATGATCCAGTAGAATTATTTGGTTTGGATTTTTTTAATTTTCAGTATGAAATATACTGTAGACAATATGATGATCAAATGAATTTAATGAACTTTCTAAATAATCGTATATATGGTGATTATTATAAATTATATAAATTAATATTAATGTATGTAAAAAATAGTGTTTCGAGTGAATCATTAAAGGCAATAGTAGAATCAAATAGTAATCTACCAAAATATGATAAATTGGATGACAAAGTAGTATATCCAGAAGAAGTATTAAAAACAATAAATTCTTTTGTAATTAATGTTTTAGAACAGATACATAATTATTATAAAGAAAAGATGACAAATATGAATTCAAAGGTAAAATTAAGTAAAAAAGGGTTTTGTATAGGAAATTTTGTAACGACAGTAAGACATAAAAATGAAATGATAAAACATCAAGTAGAATTATATGAAGGTTATGTAAAATTTTTTAATGAAAATCATATAAAGCAGATGAATCAGGTGAAAGATAGATTAGAAAAAATATATCAAGAAATATCGAATGATGTAAATTTTACAGGTGATGTTGATTTATCGGATGATGAAGATAGTGATAATGAAGGAGAAAATAAAAGTGAATATAGTGAAATAACAACAAGTATACAAGAACAAGAACCAGATTATGGTAAAAATAGTACCGAATTTTTATACAAAAATGAAATTATAAGTACACATACACCGATACCTGTATCAGATGTAACACAACAAGAATTAGATTTAAAACCTTTAGAAGTGCCATCATTAACATCATTAAAACCAAATGAATGTCAAGAAGAAAATTGCCACAAGAAACCGTTTTTTAATTTTACAGGAGAATCTTATGGAAAATATTGTGCTGATTGTAAAAAAGAAGGTATGATTTATATTAAAAAGGTGTAATATGGTGTAAAATATTTATTAAAAATATATAATATTATTTTTAATAAATAAGAACAGATCAGAATAACTGTTGTTTCTGTGTTTTTAATTTACTATAAAATGTTGTTAATGGATTAAAAATTTGAGTACAATATAATGCAGCAACTAAAATAAATATTGTTTTATATGATTTAAATAAATTGCCTTTAAAAAATAAGTATATAAAGATGACAAACCAAAAAATGAAGAAAATTTGTAAAAACAACATTAATGTTTCTAAAAATAATTTGGCTTTGTGACCCTTATTATATTCAGAATGATAAAATTGAAAAAAAACCATACCAACTTTACCAGATGGTTCAAAGTAATATTCATAAAATGATTTGGAATTAAAAAAATACATGATAGCGTCTATTGCGTGTTGTGGTAACAAATATACAATAAATGCTTTGGTATAACATTTAAATGAATAAAAAGGTTTATAATCCATTTTATTTTCAATTGTTTCGTCCCATACATTATTATCAATAACGTTGTTAATATTATTAATAATATGTTTGTTATTGCATGATTTTAAATATGAACCACCTCTTGCAGGTCTTAAACTAACTTCAATAATTTTATCAGATCTGTATTGAACATTTAAAATACCACTATATCCAGACATATGTGTGTTTACCCATTCAACTACAGATTCAGGAGGTTGATGTGTCATATTTATCGATTTCCAATCGTCAATAAAACCATTTTGAGTATCTGAGTATTCAAGTGTCATTTGCCACTTAATTTCACCATCTAAAAGAATAAAGTCAGTCATACCTTCTTTAGCATCAATAAATTCAGACCACATCATATCATCGTCATCCATATATTTTATTGCGTCTTCATATTTATTAATCTTGTAACAACCTTTACTTGATGCAGTTTTATGACCCCATCTTGGCTTAATAAATATAGGATATTCAACATCATGTTTGTGTAAATTTTTTAATTCACCAGATTCCATACCACATGATTTAGCTATCCATAATTTGTCATAAACAAAATTATACTTAGGATATTTTTCGTAAGCAAGTATGTCGTACATCGGCACATTTTTTGACCAATTATAGTCATATGGATCTAAATAAGGATTAAATATTCCTAGTATATTACACCATGTTTCATCGTAATTAATTAAAAAGTCTAATATAAATCCATTATTACTCATATATTAATAAAATATAAAAACATATTATTAAAATATAAATATAATTTACTTCATTAATTTAAAAATATTTTTTAAAAAATTAAATGAACCTAACATTAACATTATTATTAATAATGTAATTGTAAGGTATGGAATATTAATCCAGCGATTTTCTAATACTGATTTAAATGCGTCTTTTGAATTTTTTAAATCTTCAATAAATAAAACATTAATATAAATGGCAAGTGCTAAAAATATTAAATATCCAAAATGTATACTAATGGATCTTTTATTGTCTGTGGTACGCATAGAATATGCTTGCATCGCTAAAGCAATAGAAGTCATTAGACCTATATTTCTAAGTGATGTATGAAAATACATCATTATTTCTTTGTCTGATTTAAACATTATATAAATTATGTAAACATTTTTTTTAAAATTAATATGTGAATATATATTATTATGAAGTCAATAATAAAATATATTATTGTATTATTATTAATAATCATAGCAGTTATATATTTAAGAGGGTTTACAATAAATTCGTTGCTTTTTGTTACATTATTAATATCTATAACTTATGCTTTGTATCTATGGAATACTCCTGGAATAGGTCTTCCACATACATTTAATGGAAAAAATACGAGAAAATGGTTAAAAGATAATGGATATAAAATCGATTACCTAAATAAAAAATTAATTCGAAAGTCAGATAACAAAATAATAGATATTCACAGTAAAGGCAATAGTCAAAAAGTAATAGATTTATGTAAATCAAAACAAAAAACATCTAAATTATTAATAGATAATGGAATACCGTGTCCAGCTTTTTACATATGTGATAATAAACTATCTATTGACGAAAATTTAGAAAATATTTATTTGAAATTAAATCCTCCATTTGTTGTAAAACCAACTCTTGGAGCAAAAGGCGAACAAGTAACCGTTGATATACAAACCTATAAAGAATTAAAAAAAAATGTGAAAAAATTAATGGGTAATTTAAAATGGAATAGTACTATAAATGAATATAATAAATGTATGGTAGAAGAATACAAAAAAGGTAAGGACTATAGAATATTCCTTCATAAAAATGAAGTAATTGATATTGTAGAAAAAGTTAGTGGAAAAGTAAAAGGAGATGGCGTTTCAACATTAAGAGAGTTAATAAAGAAATATAATGAAAATAAAAATAAAAAAACAAATATTCTAAAAAATGTAGATGAAACTTATTTTATAAAACAAGGTTATACGTTAGATAGTGTTATACCAATAAATGAAAACGTAACATTATCAGGTGTAGTAAATTTAAGTAATGGTGCAGTATCAAGACCTATATCTGTAAATGATGTAGACCCAATTAATATAGAAATGTTTAAGAATTGTAGTAAAATAATAGGTGGTACAAATTTAGGTATAGATTATGTAAGTCCAAATATATCACTTCCATACACAAGTGGGGGTGTGATAATTGAAGTAAATGGTGATCCAGGGTTTGGTCCACATAGAGTAGCACATAAAGGTTCAAATGAAATACACAAAATATTTATAGAGGCCTTATTTAAGTAAAGGTATAATGTGGTCAACATAAATAGTAAAAAAAGTTAATATTTAAATAGTAAAAGTTCTATAAGTTAATTTTTTATAATAATAATATCTCTTTCTTGATCATATATTCCCATTTTTTCGTGTGTATTTACACAGTACACATTACCTTTGGTATCTCTCAAGTATTTGTCTCCTTTCCATGTCCAGTTCTCAACATCTATCTCTAAATCTGACAAATTTTCCTCATCTAATTCGTCATTAGATGAAATAGGTTCAGAACTGGTAATCGATGAAGAAATTATTTCATCTGTAGTTTTTTGATATTTTTCTTCTTTTTCATCCTCTGTGTCAGTTACAATTGTAACCTTATTTTCCTTCTTTGGTCTTCCTCGTTTCTTCTTAGGTTTGTCTTGATCATTTGTATCGTTGTTCATTTTTCTAGGCCGTCCACGTTTCTTTTTTTCAGGTTCAACACTAACATTATCATCTGCTTCATGTCTACTGTTGTTGCTAATTTGGCTAATTTCATCAACAACCGAAAATATACCTACCTTTTCATTAAATTGTTCGCTGTTTGTATTTTCATTTATGTTACTGTAATTACTAATAAAATTAATTGCTTCGGATGAATCAAAATTATATTTCTTACTAAGAGTATGTATGATACTCTCAACGTGATTAATAATAGTACTTTCAATATCTTTAATCATGTTTACCATCTTTTAGTTTAGTTTGTATACTGTTCAAAACATTATTGAAATCAATTTTTTTCCAATAAGTCAAAACATAAGACGATTCAATAAAAATATACAAAATACAATATAAATAATCTAATTTTTATTTTTATTTTTATTTTTATTTTTATTTTTATTTTTATTTTATTTCCATATTTTCTTGTGTATCAGTTTCAACTGTAATCGCATTCTTAAAATCTCCATGTCTCATCGTAATTTCGTTAGGGTCATTTTCTTCAAATTCATCGTCACTATACTGTTCTGTGAAATTGACAGGAGATTTTGTATTTGTATACATAGCTTCAAATTCTCCAGGAGTTGTTCCAAGTACTCTTGACAACACAGGAGGATTTGTATATCCATTATTTTTAGAATTAAATATACTTTCAAGTTCTGGTTCATTAAGAATCGTATTTAACGTATGTCGATCCTGTTTTCCAAGACGTGGTTGGTTGACTGAACTAACAGGTTCGGTCGATTCTATACATGTATCTTGTCTTTTCAACTGAACTTTTTCGGTATTATTATATAACATATGGTCAGTTAAATATTTTATGTATTCGGCTTTTTTTTCATTAGAACAAAAGGTAAACCAATTATATAAATCATGTTCAAAATTCTCATCAAATATACCATAATCAGAAGATGTTTCTCTACGAAGTTTTTCGGGTTGATAAAAACCATTATCTGGTCGGCTGTCGGTTGTTGTTTTGAATAAGTTCTCACCATTTTGTAGTGTGTGACTTCGGACAAGAGGAGGTTTTGACCACGTTGGTAAAGTTGTTTCTAGTTCATCTATATCCATTCTAGTATCTTGAGTATCACTTCTTACAAGAGGTGGTGGTGAGTACATAATAGTGTTACTTCTGTATAGGGTCGGTTTTTCAAAGATTTCTTCTTGGCTCAACATATTTATTTGTAGTATAAATATGTATGACTTTCAAATCAATTTTTTTTAGATATCCATTAACAAACGGCTCTTAAATGTTCGTTGTTTTGTGTTTTTGTCAGATTTCTTCTTTTTTGTTTTAGTAACAGTTGTATAACTACCACCTCTTTTTTTACCTTTTTTAACATCAGGTTTTATATTTAATGCTCCCCCTTTATTTGGTGGTTGTGGTAGTGCTGATGCTTCTTCTTTCTTTTTTGATTCTTCTTCCGCTATAGGTAGTGGTGCTGGTGCTGGGGATGATGCTGATGTTGTTGCTTCTTCTTTCTTTTTTGATTCTTCTTCCGCTATAGGTAGTGGTGCTGGTGCTGGGGATGATGCTGATGTTATTGCTTCTTCTTTCTTTTTTGATTCTTCTTCCATTATAGGTAGTGGTGGTTGTGCTGGGGATGATGCTGATGTTGTTGCTTCTTCTTTCTTTTTTGATTCTTCTTCCGCTATAGGTAGTGGTGGTTGTGCTGGGGATGATGCTGATGTTGTTGCTTCTTCTTTCTTTTTTGATTCTTCTTCCGCTATAGGTAGTGGTGCTGATGTTGTTGCTTCTTCTATTGCAGGAGCAAAAATTTTATTAATTATATCTGTATAATATTGACTTATTGGTACAATATTTTGTCTTAGTAATCCTAAATTTCTTATGTATTGTTCGTTATTAACGTCATTAATTACTTTTATTATCTTCTTAAATTCTTCTTGTTTTTTGTTAATTACCTCTATAAATTCTCTTCTATTTTCGTTGCTTAATATATCTAATAATGCATTTTTATCATTATTGATTTGTTCGTTATATTCTGTATTCTCATCATTATTACCATCTAAATTAAAATAATGAATTGGATTAATACCTATACTTAGATCGTTAATTTTATTTTTTATTTCTGTTATATCAGTCATATATATAAATAATATAAATTAATTAAGTATATTATTTATTTAAGATTTAAAATAAATATAATAAGTATGACAAAATGTTTAATTGGAGTATGCAAGACCACCCATACCACTCATGACACGGAGGACGTTGTAGTTAGTGGCATAGACACGTACCTTAGCGGTGTTGGTACCTGTGACAGTAGCGTTGGAAAGAACAAGTTGAAGAGTGGCGTTGTCAATTCTGGAGAAGTTGCAGCTGCCAGATGGTTGGTGTTCCTCAGGGCGAAGGGCGAAAGAGTAAACGTTGATACCAGTATCAGGGGCACGGGTGTGAGCTTGGAAAGGTTGTACTTGGTCGAAGTAAGTACCCTCACGCTCAGAGAAGCGGTCTTGTCCATTAAGTTGAAGCTTGGCAACAACAACAGGGTTAAGACCCCAGCAGTGCATGTCGATAGCAGCCTCAGCCATGACGAAAGTACCGGCATCAGAAACACCGGATGTGCTGGAGGATACAAGAGCGTTGTAACCATATTGAGCACCAGTTCCAAGATTATCGTGGGAATCCCATGCATCGGTGTTGGCATTAGTGGCGTCGGCAGGAATATCCATAGCACCTGCATCGTTGAAAAGACCGGAACCGTTGATGAATTTACCATCACCAGAAATAGCAGCTTGACCACCGAAAGCATGAAGGGCATTAGGAAGAGCATCTACAGCATCGGTATAGTTGAAAGGTTGGGCACCAAGAGCCTTGTAAAGAAGTGTGTTTCCTTGAAGAGAAGCACAGTAGTCAACGTTGGCATCAGGTTGTACTACCCAGATAAGCTCCTTACAAGGGTGGTTGAAGTTAAGACGGATCTTGTTGGAAGAAGAACCGACGGATTCGTCACCTGTGAATTGGAGTTGCTCGATGAGGTACTCATGAGGGTTTTGTGCCATTCTGCGGCGCTCATCAGTATCAAGGAAGACGTAGTCAACATAAAGAGAAGCAGCTACAAGTGATTGGTTGTAAGCAGTAGTGGCTTGTGCAGAACCAGATGTCTTTTGCAAGTCATCAACAGCCCACAAGCACTCATCAATAGGGCGGATATCAAGGTTGATCTTGACCTCGTGGTATTGAAGGGCAATAAGAGGAAGGGCAAGGCCGGGGTTGCGGCAGTACCAGAATTGGAATGGAACATAAAGAGTTGTTTCAGGAAGAGCGCTGCGAGGAGCACATACTTGAGCGGGGGCATCAGTTCCACCGCATGGTCCATCAACGTCAGCGAATTCAGGATCGGTAATGTAGGTAAGTTGAGTAGTATTACCAATCATCTTGAAGTATCCACGTTGTTGTTCGGAAGTCATGGTAAGTTGATTCCAGATGTGCATCCAGTCACCATATTGACGGTCGATGCGTTGACCACCAATCTCAACCTCGACTTGAGCGATGAGTTGCTCACCAGGGAAATCCAACCAGCGGGCAAACTTAGCTTCACTTTGGCCAATCTCAGGGAGAGTGACTTGAAGGTAAGTGCGGTAAGCGAGATCACCATTTCTGGTGATAGTACATGTTACACGGCGACCGAAATCGGCTTGACCGTTAAATGTTTGTTCGATAGACTCCATAGAGAAGTTTGTGTATCTGCGATAAGTAACTTTCCAGAAGGTAATCTGAGGATTACCAGTAAGATATACGTCTTGTGCGCCATAGGCTACGAGTTGCATGAGACCACCACCCATATTATAATATAGCTAAAGATAAAAAAATTTTTAGAAATAGTTTAATTAATTTAATTAAAATATTACTTAGATAAGAATTTTTGAATATTTGAATTTGATTTAATAAACGATTTAAGGTAAGAATCTTCAAATATTTCTTTTTGTTCCCCGTGTTTTTTTTTAAAAATATAATTATCATCTAATTTATTAATAGTCCAGCCATTCTCTAATGCGTTATAAATAAATACAATTTTAGCTAATTTTTCTGGGTCTATGATATTATCCATATATTTTTTATAGAAAAGTATTGTAAATTTTAAATGTAAAAATAAATATAAAAATAAGATTAATATTAATATAATAATATATGCCGAATTTCAAGCCTAAAACAACCAAAAAGATAGTGGTAGACTATAAGTCGTCAATAACATTAGATGGGAAACATAATGATATTCTAAATGAAATACATAAAGAAGAAAATGAAGAATATCCGAATTTGTTAAATAAAAAGAAAATACTGGAAAAAATATTAAGAGATAATAAGTACAATTCTATAGATGAAAAATTAGATATAGAAGATAAGATAAAAGAGATAAAATCGAAGATTAAAATAATAAGGAATAGGAAAAAGGAGTACTTGTTAGAAAATGCTAAAGATGTATTCCAATACTTTGAAAATAAGAAAAATATAGGAAAAACTGAAACCAAAAGTAAAAAACTGAACAGTTTTTTTAAGATTGATAGCAGTAACAATGATGGGGCAGATGACACAACAATCAATATAGTAAATTCGTACTTAAGCCGTATAAATTCTGAATTAATGGATGTCAATAATTATGTTGTACCAACAAATATTTGTGAGTATTGTGGTAAAGGCGAACTAATACCGATGGATGAAGAAGGTATATTAATCTGTAATAAATGTGGTAAGAATAAACAATATTTAATTGAAAATGAAAAACCGTCATATAAAGAACCACCTAAAGAAGTATGTTTTTATGCATATAAAAGAATTAATCATTTTAGAGAGATACTGGCTCAATTTCAAGCAAAGGAAACAACACAAATACCTGATAATGTAATAGAAGACATAAAAAATCAAATAAAAAAAGAGAGAATAACAACATCAAGTATAACAAATAATAAGGCGAAAGAGATATTAAAAAAATTAGGTTATAATAAATATTATGAGCATATACCATTTATAAAAGATATAATAGGAATTAAACCACCAGTAATGACTCCCGAATTAGAAGAAACATTATGTAATCTATTTATGGATATTCAAGCACCATATGCGAAATATTGTCCCGATGATAGAGTTAATTTTTTAAATTATTATTATACAGTTTATAAGCTTTGTGAATTACTTGGACAAGTACAATTCCTTCCGTATTTTCCGATGCTAAAAGACAGAGAAAAGAGAATAGATCAAGATAATATTTGGAAAAAAATATGTGATGAATTAGATTGGGAATTTATTCCAACAATATAAAATGGTATAATATTTCAATCAATCAGTCGATATAATTATTATAATTATTAACATAGTGACCCTCAAAATGATAATCATAAGAACAACTTTTGTCTTCGTCATAATCACTATGTGGAGTCTTCATATTAAAACATATTTTAGTATATTGTGGATTATCATCAATACATATTTTACAATCTAGTGGGCAGTATTTATCTGTATATTCAAATTCCCAACAATGAGTACACTCATACCATCCTCTTCGTGTGCGATGACAATAACAATTTGGTTCTATATAATTACTATAAACAAAGTCAAGATATAATTGTTTTTTGTAATAAAGATAATTGTAATATTCCTTTAGTATTTGATAAGCGGTATCATTTACCATATAAGATTGTATTATATCACATATTTCTCTAGGAAGTCTATGACGACTGTCGTTTGTTATCAAATCCAAGGGTGTAATTGACATGTTTTATGATTTTAATTATTTAGACATAAATAAAAAATAATCAATTTTTTATATATATGATACCATATAAATATATAGGAGAAATATTAATATTTTCCTATTCAGTTGTATTAGGTGGAATAGTACTCTTTTCATCTAAATACACTAAATATGATGAAGAAATAGTAAAAGAAATATTAAATAATTGGTTTTGAATCTTTATTCGTCCATATCAATTACATATTCGTCGATATTAATTGTGTAAGGTTCTGGACTAGGTACATGTGTTGGTGGTGTAAATTTCATTTGACATGTTTCTGACTGTTTAATAAAATTAAATTTTAATAGCTGATGAATACTTTCATGATGGTCTGACAACATGTCTCTTTGATTAGCCAATTTTGTTCTTAACTCGTGAATGCTTTTTTCTTGTCTTTCAATTTGTAAACTGTGAAACATAGTTGAAAAACAAACAGTAAGAAAAATTATAACTAATGTACGTATAGTAAATTTTTGGTTTTCATATATACTATCTAGCCATTCGATATCGTATAAATCAGTCTTTAATCTATTGTAACTGTTTATGACTGGTTGAGTAAATCTATTTATTTTTTTGTTGAAAATATCATATGTTGTTTCATTAACTAGTTCTTCTTGTTCTTGTTCTTGTTCTTCTTCATCTTGTTCCTCTTGTTCTTGTTCTTGTTCTTGTTCTTGTTCTTGTTCTTGTTCTTGTTCTTGTTCATCTTGTTCCTCTTGTTCTGTAATTATTATATTAGATATATCGAGTGCTGGTAAAACCATAATATATATTTATATGTAAGTTTGTTTTAAATATATTAATAATATATTATACGTTTACATCAATAAAATATAAAGTAATTATTTTATATTTTATGAATAAAGTACTTGCAATAATATTATTTATATTATTTTTTATATTGATATTAAGAATCACTTATTTATATTTTGATGATACACATAATTTACAAATAATAGATAATGATAAATTATATAACACATATTATAATGACAAAAAATTAATATTTAATTACTCATATGGTTTAGATGATGATGAATATCATACATATTTATCTTTATGTGAAAGTGATATTTTGAAAATAGATAATGAATTGAGATTGATAGAATTAAAAGTAACAAAATGTAATAAGAAATTAACACCTAATATTGTTAATAAAAATCTAAGTAAAATAGATTATATATATCAACGATTGGGATTTGTAGATTCTTTTTTATTTAAAATACCATTTCTAGAAGAAATAAATGATAGAATAACATTTTATTACAAATACATGAATGATAATAACTATGTAGTAATTAATAATATACCTGTTTATCAAATATCAAAACATCATCATGCTGTTGAGTATGTATATAAAAAAATACAATCAAATCCAGGAACAATATTACATGTTGATACACACGCTGATATGAACCCAATTAAAAATACTAATAAATTTTTTAAAAATTATATTAATCAAACCGAACGAACAGATATTATGAATAAAGACTTTGATGATTTAATAACAGATATTGGAGGAGTATTAGTTCCTATGTTATTACCTTACGATAAAAATAATGGTATATTTTGGATAACACCTGATTGGGTAACTGAACCTTATAATAGTTCAAATATAAAAATAGCATTAAATGACGAAACTGCTTATTTCTATGGAGGCACTTGTCCAAAATATACAATTAAAAGAGACGATAAAATGATAGATGATTTAGATTTAGATGTATATTTTACAACTTCTAATATTAAGTATGCGAAAAATAAAATAGATAATATATCAAACAATTATATTCTAAATATAGATTTGGATTATTTTGTATGTTTTGGTGGGCCATTATATGGTCTGGATGGAAATGATACAATATCACACTATAGAACAATATTAGATTTAGGATATGCTTTAAAAGACGATAGAGAGTCAGAAATAAAAGAGACAGAGTTATATAATGAAATGCATTATATTTTAAAAAGAATAGATAATTTTTTAGTTTTTATTAAAGAATTAAAATTAAAAAACAAGATACCATCGATGATAATATTATGTGATAGTACACGCGTGAATTTCAGTAATTATAAAAATAATGAAAAAAAAGATAGTGAAATAGTACATGAATTTATGCCCAAGTATTTATGTTTTTGGGTTCATAATATTGTTTTAACGAATTTAAAAAAGATACTACAGTCATAATTTTAATATTAATATATAATTTAATAAAATTAAATATTAATTAAACATTTAGTGTTTGCGTGATTTGCGTGATTTGCGTGATTTGCGTGATTTACGGACTGATGCACCGTGTAAAGAAGCACGAACCTTGTGTGCAACAGACATAGCCTTACGGGCACGACGTTCCATAACACGAGCCTTCTTTACTAAAGACATAGCCTTGCGAGTGGCTCTTTTAGCACGTGAAGCACGCATACGCATAACTCTCTTGCTTATTTTAGATTTGCTGGGGTGAACTTTTCTGGTGTTTGCCATTATAAAATACGCAGAGAAAAAAAAATCATGTCAAGTATTTTTTGTCTATTTTCATATTTGCCCTAAATTTAAGTAAATCTAATTCTCTCCCAATCGTAGGAAAATTATCAAAACCGTAAATATCTTGAAGTAAAAGCCATTCAAATACCCCCCCTACGTAAATATGAATATTTAAAAAACCGAATTGAATTAATTTTTTACATTTGCTATATGTTGATTCGTCTAAACTATTCTCCCCGTAGATTATAATACATGCGTTAGAATCACCATTATTTATTAAATCATTAATTACTCTCTCTTCGTCGTTATAATTTATGGTATTTTTAATTAAACATGATTGTTTATTTAGGGGTAATGTATTTATAATTAAATATTCGTTTTTTATTGCGTATTGAACATCCTCGTATCCAATTTTACTTATAGATATTTCATTTCCCATGTATTTTATTAATTCTTATATTTAAATAATAATTTTCGAAAGAATTTATATGAGTAGTGGAGATATTTGGAATGATGATGTAGCATTAAGTAAAGCTTTAAAAGAACGACATCAAAAATACAGTCAAGGAACTTCTTCACCAACAACAGAGGAAGAAGAACAACAAAAAAAAAGAGATATATTTAATACTCATCCTAATGCACAAAAACAACTTAGAAAGGAATTTCCTGACGAGATTAAGGCGGAATTGAAAGAACATGAAGAAAAAATAAGACAAGCAGCACAGAAAGGAAAAAAAATATCTTCTTTGGTAGAAATACCACCACCTAATAGAGGCGGTATGAAACGAAAAACAAAAAGAAAAAGAAGCATGAAAAAAAATAAAAAGAGTAAGAAACAAAAGGGAAAAAGAAGAACAAATAAAAAAAGAGGTAATAAAAAAAGAAAAACTAGAAAAATTAAAGGTGGAAATAATTACCAAAAATGTATAGATAAATGTAATAAAGAATTTAGTGATGCGTTACACCGAGCAGAAGATATGGGGGTACCGAATGATATTGTATTAGGAATACATAAAAAACGACAGAATTGTCATAATGTTTGTCGAACTTCATATGCAGAAATAGATGGTGGAAAAAGAAAATCAAAGAAATCAAAAAGAAAAACCAGAACAAGAAAGTAAATTAATATATAATTTTATGAAATTTATATATTAATAGTTTAATCCTTTTTATCTAATTTCGGAATTTCAGTCATAGTTATTTCATCAATACTAGGTGATTTACGCGTAGATTTTGTTGGAGTTGCTACTCTAGTACTAATATTATTACTATCGAATAATTCCTTTCTTACATTAGCAGAAACATTAGTAGAACCTGATTTTTCCTTCATTTCCTCAGGAATAATAACTTCATTATCAGGAATACTGTCATAGTCAACAGCTAATGTATTAATAAGATTACCATCTTTATCCATTTTTTGTGTAAGTACATTACCTGTTTTTTCAGCAAGCTTCTGGTTTTCTTCCATAGCCTTTTCTTTCGCTTCTCTAATACGTTTTTCAAATTCAATCTTAGCGTTCTTTTCATTTTCAACCTTACCGTGCATAAGCTTATTTAGTTCATCATTAAGGTGCTCTACTCTACCAGTTTTATACGCCTCTGGTTCCCATGGCATCCATGTACCGACAGGTCCAACAAAAATATCGTGATGGGGGTCAATTTCTCGCAACATTTTACACTTCATTTCAGCTTCTTTCTGGGAATTAAAAGAACCTCTGACCTTAATTCCACGAACACTAGTTTTAAATGAATGTTTTTCATTAAAAGATTCTTCGAGGTGTTCTTCATATGCATCGACAAAATTCTTGTATTCGTCTTCAATTGTTGTTTTTATTAAATTGTTTCTCTCTTCGGCAATAAAAGATTTAAAGTCGGTAGTAATAGATTCTTGATCAAGATTATATTTAAAGATAATAAACTGGAGAAATTGTTCATATTTTTCCATAGACTTTGTAAAATCAAACTTCTTTAGGAATTCTTGGAAAAGAAATAATTCTTTTTGTTTAATAATATTTTCAGGAGAAAGGAATGAAATACAACAGAATTTTTGACCACTAATTGGCTCGTCTTCATCTAATAAATCAACTAATGGATTTTCATCAGCGGGTTTAGAAAAGGTAGGCATCTATATATTTAGTATAAACAAATATTTTAAGTATTTATTTATTATATTATAATTTTTTCTCTACGTATTTTATATAATGTTCGAGGCATTTGATCTTAGTGAGCTAATTAAAAGAGCTATTAAATATTTAGTAGAAGGTTTGATGGTAGCAATTGCTGCTTTTGCTATTCCTAATGCTAAAAGAGGACTTAACTTGGAAGAGATAGCACTTATTGCGTTAACAGCAGCAGCAACATTCGCTATTCTTGATACATATATTCCATCAATGGCTGTATCTGCTCGTTCTGGTGCAGGTTTCGGTATTGGTGCTAATTTGGTTGGTTTCCCAAAGGGACTATAATTTTAGAATAATTTAGAATAATATCATAAATCAGTATATTTATTATATTATTAATATATATAATGGCAAAGACTAGAATGAATAGACGTAAAACTTCAACAAGACGTAAACGTGGTGGGGACGATACCTTCTTAGGCAAAATTACTGGTTTGTTTAAAAAGGAGGAAACCGATGCTCCTCCTCCAGGCGCTGTTCCCGCTGCTACTACTGATGTTCCCGCTGCTGGTGTTCCCGCTGCTGGTGTTCCCGCTGCTACTACTAATCCTGTTGTTGGAGGTCGCAGACACAGACGTTCCCGTAAGACAAAGAAGGCAAAGAAAGTGAAACGTTCAAAAAAACACCACAAAAAGTCTAGACGTGGACGCAGAAGACATTAAATTAAATAATTATAAATAATAGTTGATGTTTATAATTATTAGTTAAATTTTACTACAATTTCTACATCTTCTTTCTTAATACTTTTAGATGCTAGAATAGATAACTCTTGTCTTTTTTTTCTGGTTTTTTTATCGTTTATTGGAATATTTTTCTTTCTGGAAGTGCTATTTCTGCTATTCATATCAGTTTCAATAGTTTCATAATTTTCTCTGATATAATCAACGACTTTGTTTTCTAATGCCCATTTAAAAAAATTTAATTGACCTATAGTAGTTTGTATAGAAGTACCATTTTTATAAGGGAATGTAATACGTTCCCATCTACAAAATGGATCGAATCTTCTCTTACTGTATGCTTTTAATTTTAATTTATAGTCGTTATACACTTTAAACCGAAATTGTTCTCCATTCTCTTTATCAATATCGTATACAGTATAATAGTTTTTAGCATAATTAGTAGCAAACCAATCAACAATTCTTAATGAAATTTTTGATTCACCGTTAATAATACTAAGCATTTCATCTAGAAAATCCGAATCTCGATAGAAAGTTTTTAGATTATTTAATAGTAAATCATTTTGTGTGGTATAAGCCCCTCCTGACATATTATAAATATAAAGTAACTATTTAAATATTTTTAGAATGATTTATTAATTTTTAATTTTTTAGTATATTCAAAATTGTCCATATTACTGTTTTTTCTTTGTAAATTACATTCAAGACAGCTAATAATAACATTATCAGTATTGTGTCCAATATTATTATTGATTCTCTCTAGAGTCCATTGGTCATTATCACGGTATTTATTAGATAGTATATATATTTGTTTGTTACAGTATTTACATTTAAGTTTAGAGATAACTAATTTTTCAATAACACTTTCTAGATTAATAAATAATTCGGGGTCATATCTATTTTTTTTAAGATCTTGTGATTTATAACTAGTAATTTTTTTTTTAATTTCCGACTCATAAATATTTTTGTCATTAAAAGTTAAATCTAGATATAGTTTATTGATGCTAGATAATTGGTCATTAAATGAAATAGTGTCTTTATTAAAGTTAGATGTTTTGTTTTCTCTCGGTTTCTCTCGTTGAGCTCGTTTTAACTGGAATTTATTGTGCTGGCCAGTAATAAGAACATCCTTTGTGTTTCCTGAATCCATAGAGGTTATATATAAGTTAAAGAGAGAAAAAAATGAATATTGAACAAATAAATGATAATATAAAATATTATTTTTAAATGAGTTAAAATTAAAACAATAAAACATATAATAATGGAATTTACTGAAAACGGAAATAAAATAGTAGACGTGAAAAAGGATGGTTCCGAAAGTATAGAAGACAATAAAAATGAAAAAAATAAAAAAAGAATGGAAAGAATAGATAATGAATTAAAATATAAAAGTATATATTTAAATAACAATTATACGAATGCAACACCTAATACAAAGAATTCATGTGCTATGGAATTGATAGATAATTTTCTAGAAAAAGAAAAGGAGACAAATAAATCTCAACCATGGAATAAATTGAATAAGAAAAACAAAGTGGAGAAGATAATACACTATTGTAATGTTTTTTCTGAAGAGAATAGTTTTTCGGAAAGTAACAACGAAGAATTACAGAGATATTTATTAAAAGCATTAGATAACAAAAAATTTACAAAAATAAAGGACATAAATTATAACAAAGAAGATGGAGTGATAAAAGATATACCTGGTTTATTTTTTGACAAAAAGAAAAAAATTTTCACTATAAAAAATCAGGATAACAGGGTTTCAACTTCAAAAAATT